AAGCATTACAGACGGCGAAGTTGTAGTTAAGCATCAGGACGATAATGGGTCTAGCTCTAAGAGCTCTGACAACATACCGTTCTAAACAGTTGGGGTGGTGTTGTCGGAGCATCACCTCATCTTTTTCTTGGGAGCAACAATGTCTGTAGAAAAGTTTTCGTCCATATTTAATGGGCTACAGTTAGCCTATGGCACGTATAAAATAGAAAAACAGCAAGCCAACGGTAAACAGGCCGGTAGAGCGGCTATTATACGTGAAACACGCAACACAGCCCTTTGGGAAGGGCACCTGTCAGGTAAAGGCCGGTCTGTTGGTATAATACCCATTAATGAGGATAACTCCTGTGTATGGGGCTGTATCGACGTTGATCAGTACCCACTTGACCATAAGGTGTTGGTAGAAAAAATTCGTAAATTAAAACTACCTCTTGTGGTTTGTAGGTCAAAGTCTGGTGGGGCACACTGCTTCTTGTTTACTACCGAATGGATAGAAGCAAAAGATATGCAATCTACTTTGCAACAAATATCTGCCGCGTTGGGATACGGTGGGAGCGAAGTCTTTCCAAAGCAAGTAAAGCTACATCTGGACCGTGATGACGTAGGTAACTTTTTAAACCTACCATATTACGACGCAGAAGACGGGCTACGGTACGCTATCAAAGATGATGGTAGTTCTGCCACCCTTGATGAGTTCATAGCTCTCTACGAGCAATATAAGCAGACACCTGAGCAAGTAACTAAGCTTCAGATCGGAGAGGCCGGAGAAACTGTGCCAATGCGTGACGGCCCTCCGTGCTTACAGTTCTTACTTAAAGAAAAAATTAGCGAGGGCGGGCGTAATAATGGTCTGTTTAATATTGGTGTTTATTTACGTAAAGCATATCCAGATAACTGGATGGATGAAATCCTAAAGTATAACATGGAATATCTTGTTCCTCCCTTACCACTCAATGAGCTTAATATTGTAGCCAAGCAGTTAGAGAAAAAAGAGTATGCCTACAAGTGTAGTGATGCACCTATCAACGCGCATTGCAACAAAGAGTTGTGCCAGACAAGAAAGCACGGCATAGGTGCGGCTATACAAGGTGCCGCCATAGCTAACTTACGAAAATATAATTCAAACCCACCTGTTTGGTTTCTAGATGTTAACGGGGAACCTTTAGAATTAGATACAGAAGGTCTTATGAGTCAGCCCACGTTTCAAAAGGCTTGTATGGAGCAATTAAACTTCATGCCTAGAACTGTAGGTAAACCTATTTGGGAAGGGCGAATAGGATCTCTGTTAACCGAAATGAAGGACAATGAGAGTGCTATCATAGAGGTAGCAGAGGACGCAAGCATTTCTGGTCAGTTCTATGACTATCTAGAAGAGTTTTGCGTTCACCTACAAAAGGCAAATGACAAAGAAGAGATATTGTTAAAGCGTCCTTGGACGGATGAGGAGGTTGGAATAACCATGTTTAGGTTAAAAGACTTTGAGTCCTTCTTAAAGAGAAATAAATTCTTTGAGTATAAGTCACATAAAATAGCTCAACGGTTGAGGGATAAGGGCGGCGAAAGTAAAGTAATAAGAATTAAAGGAAGGCCCGTAAGAGTTTGGGAAATACCTTCTTTTGAAAGCGGAGAGATAGAATTTAACACACCTAACTTTGGTAAAAAACAAACGGAGGCACCTTTTTAATGTTAACAGCAGATGGATTTGATAAGGCTTTTATAGGGGTTGGCTTACGCGCCGGACAGGAAGAGATAGTCGTGTACGACTTTGATATATGCGTGGCTATACTGTGTGAGCGGGACAACATGGAACTGGATGAGGCTATTGAGTATATGTACTACAATGTTGTCGGAGCTTGGATGGGAGAAGGAACTCCCTTGTTCGTTCAAAGAATGAATAATATAGGGGAGCTTCACGATGTTGACTGAAAATGCAAAAAATCGCTTAGATAGGGATTATGAAATCTATTATGAACGGACCTTTGAAAAGCGAACACTTCAAGCTATCGCAGACAAATACAAAATAACTCGTGAGCGCGTTCGTCAGATAGTGTCAAAAGTAAAGCACTTGGAAAACGTGAGAGCAAAACTTCCCGAAAACCCCCTCTTAATAAAAGATATTGAGTGGCCTCGCCGGATCTATAATTCTCTAGCGAATGCAAACTTAGTACATATAACGATACGGGAGTTTGTTGAGTACTGCGAACAAAACGATATTAATGAACTGACTAATTTAGGTAAGAAGTCGGTTAAACAAGTAAAAGCTAGGTTAGCTCAATTAAATTATGAGATAAACACAGACGGTATTGTGGTTTTAACTCCGGAGGAGGAGGAGGAACTTGCCCTTAAACGGAAGCGATACCAAGAGGCTTATGGGTCCTTAGCTAAATGAATACCAAAATATTCCGCATCTACGGACCCCCCGGAACAGGCAAAACAACTGCTCTTTTAAATAAGGTGGATGAAGCTCTTCACGCGGGTGTGAACCCCGCACATATTGGGTACTTTGCCTTCACAAGACAGGCCGCCAACGAAGCCTCCGAAAGAGCTTGTAGTAGATTTAACTTAGATAAATCTCAGCTACCTTGGTTTAGAACGCTACACAGCTTTGCCTTAAAGTTGTCCGGAATAAGGCAAGAGCAGATTATGCAGTCCGAACACTATAAAGAGATAGGGGCAACTATTGGTATGGACCTAATAGTAGACCCACGTTCTTTAAATGGCGAGGAGGTGTTCGACCTTAACAAAAACAGTAATCCCGTCATAAGCTTGTTAAATTTAGCTAGGCTCAGAAAGGTAAACCTACGCACCCAATACGATACTAGCTCTGTAGAAGTGGCTTGGAACACTGTTAAGTATGTCTCAGACTGCATAAACGAGTACAAGCATAGATTTAATCTGTACGACTTTACAGATATGCTAGAAGTGTTTGTGCGTGAAGGAGCCGGTTTCTGTCCACGCCTTGCGATAACTTTTATAGATGAAGCACAAGACTTATCTCCGCTACAGTGGGACGTCGCGCACGTATTAGAGGAAAACTCTAGTAGAATATATTGTGCCGGTGATGATGACCAAGCTATCTATAGATGGGCCGGAGCAGACGTAGAACACTTCATTGGCCTAAACGGTGGATATGAAGTCCTAGAGCAATCCTACCGCGTCCCCGCCTCTGTGCATCCCGTGGCAGAAAGAATCGTCAAGCGAATCAGACGCCGCGTCCCAAAGAACTACTTGCCTAGATCTGAACAGGGGAAAGTTCAACATATACCAGATACAAGTTTCTTAGATTTCGCAGAGGGTTCGTGGCTCGTGCTAGCTCAAGCCGCCTACTTTTTGAACGATGCCGCCGAAGACTTAAAAAGTCGTGGCTTCCTATATAATCGCAATGGTCATAGGTCCATCTCAGAAAAACTAAGCGAAGCTGTAAACTCATGGGAGCAATTAAGAAAAGGATTGCAAATTACGGGCAAAGCCGCACGAACCGTTTACAGTTATATGTCTATTGGTGACAGAGTGCAACGAGGTTTTAAAAAACTGCCCGCATTAGATGACGATGAATTAGTACTTCTTGAAGAATTACAAGAAAAACATGGGCTAATAGCCGATATTAATATGATATGGCATGAGGCAATGGATAAAATGCCCAGTGGTGAACGTGCATACATCACTGCCCTGTTACGTCGTGGTGAAAAATTCAACGCCATACCCCGTATTAACCTGTCCACGATTCACGGCTCTAAAGGTGGTGAGGCAGATAACGTAATTTTATATACAGATTTGTCCCCCGCCGCACAAAAGGCGTCGGAGGCGTCCCCTGATGACCTACACAGGGTTTTTTATGTAGGAGTAACAAGAACTAAACAAAACTTATTTTTAATTGAACCACAAGATAGCGAGAGGAGTTACTGGTTATGAATATTAAAAAAACTAAAGGTGACAGAATTAGAGAGTACCTAAGTAAACATCCAAAACAGACAAACAGAAAAATTGCAGATAAACTTAAAACCGTGCCTAGTTATGTTCACAAGATAAGGAAAGAGATTTATCCCGATAAATCGGGCCCGTTAACTAGAGCGCAACTGTCAAAAGAATTAGAGCCAACCCTTAATGCTTTGTTTGGTGCTCAAGATGAAACAGTACGAGTCTCTGACTATGTGGGAAACACTAGAGTTAGTGTCTTGGAAGATGCAAAACAACTTGTTAGTAAGGACAGGGCTGAGATTTATGGTGATTCCAAATCAAATCACGACCGTATAGCAAAGTTATGGTCCGTTATTCTTGACAAGGAGATAACTTCTCAACAAGTTATCATGTGCATGACTGCACTAAAACTTGCCAGACTTATACAAACACCCGACCATACCGATACTTGGACCGATATCTGCGGTTATGGTGCTTTGGGTGGGGAAGATGATTAACAACGGTATGTTTACATCTGAGACAGATGTATGGTCTACTCCTCAAGATTTCTATAACAAAATAAACTTAGAGTTTGATTTTGAACTAGACGTCTGCGCTTTACCAAGTAACGCAAAGTGCGTTAACTACTTTACTCCAGAACAGGACGGTCTTGCACAGGAGTGGACTGGCACTTGTTGGTGTAACCCGCCTTATGGTAGAGAAATAGGCAAGTGGATTAAAAAAGCATCTGAGGCAAAGGCAACCGTTGTTTGCTTGGTTCCGGCAAGAACCGATACGGCATGGTGGCATGATTACGCAATGAAAGCAGAAATACGTTTTATCAGAGGACGGTTAAAGTTTGGAAACAGCAAAAATAGTGCTCCGTTTCCATCTGCTGTCCTCGTATTCAGAAACGATAGGAAAGATTAATGTCTTTACAAATGACCATGTTTGGTCCCAAGAGTGAATGGGTTCCACCGGCTGAACTTCCCGACCTTACAGGGGCCAAGCAAATCGCTATAGACGTCGAAACCCGCGACCCAAATATCAAGGTCAACGGACCCGGATGGCCTACCGGAGACGGCGAGGTTGTGGGCTACGCAATAGCTGTTGCAGATTGGGCCGGATACATACCAATCCGGCATCTGGGCGGGGGTAATTTAGACGAGCGTATAGTTAACAAATGGCTCAAAAAGGTATTTGAGTGCCCCGCTGATAAAATCATGCACAATGCTCAATACGATGCCGGTTGGATACGACAGATGGGCTTCACATTAAAGGGACGCATTATCGACACAATGCTAGTAGCCGCACTCCTTGATGAGAACAGATTTAGCTACAGCCTAAACGCTTTGTGTTACGACCTATTGGGCAAGATTAAGACAGAGAAAACACTTCAAGAAGCAGCGCGTGAGTTTGGCCTCGATCCCAAAGCTGAGATGTGGAAGATGCCCGCAATGTATGTCGGGCCCTACGCACAGAACGATGCAGAAATTACCCTCGACCTATGGAACTACCTGTCCACACAACTAACCAAAGAAGACCTCTGGCCTATCGCTAATCTGGAACTTAAACTACTACCGTGCCTGATTGACATGACATGGCGCGGAGTACGGGTTGACCAAGACCGCGTAGAGCGAACACGCAACACTCTTCTTAAAAAAGAAAAAGAAATAGTAGCTCAAATAAAACATATAGCCGGTACTGATGTAGAGTTATGGGCCGCCGCATCTATATCTAAAGCTTTTGATAAGTTAAGCATCCCCTACCCAAAAACAGAAAAAGGGGCTCCGTCATTTACTAAAGCATTCCTTACCGACCACCCACATGAGTTAGCTCAACTCATCGTTAAAGCCCGCAACATAAATAAAACAAGCGGCACCTTTATCAATACCATTATGAAGCACTGCCGAACAGATGGGCGAATACACGCTCACATAAACCAAATCCGCTCTGATGACGGTGGAACCGTGTCGGGGCGTATATCAATGAACAACCCTAACTTACAACAAATTCCGGCCCGCGACCCAGAAATGGGGCCAATGATACGCAGTCTATTCCTACCAGAAGAAGGTGAGCAGTGGGCCGCTATAGACTTCTCGCAACAGGAACCACGGATCTTGGTCCACTATTCCTATGTGTATGGCAAGTCCCGCGGTAAACAAATGGCCGGTGTAGAAGAATTTGTAGATGCCTATCGAAACGACCCAGACATGGACTTCCACACAATGGTGGCAGAAATGGCGTCAATACCCCGCAAGCAAGCCAAAACAATTAATTTAGGCATGATGTACGGCATGGGCGTTAATAAACTGTCTGACCAGTTAGATATTGATGTAGAAGAGGCCAAAGGTCTGGTTAAACAATACCATGACCGCGTACCCTTTGTTAAAGGGCTTATGAATGGCGTGATGAATAGGCTCAATGACCGCGGCTCAAGCGGCTCCGTGCGCTCTATTCTGGGCAGAAAGTGCCGGTTTGACCTATGGGAGCCCGATAGTTTTGCGATGAACA